TGCGCTGTGCAATTCAGGTAACGCGCATCTGTGTCGTCTTCGGCCACAGCCAAAATCACGAACGTCCGCTCACCGTCTTTAAACCTTTGGTTTGCTTGGGGCCGTGCGTCCGATCCCGTCGGCGCCGCACGTACGATGATCCGGTACGCCACACGGCTGAGCGGTGCCGCAACACCCGCCGCTTCGCGCCCGGTGCGGGCCGTTACATTGGCCCATAACGTGCCCAGCGCCGTCCAGCCTTGGGTGTACCCCCCCGCACCATCACTGGCTTGCGTCGGGGCCTCTAGCACCAATTGGCGGTTCAATCGCGGGGCCATCAGTTGGCTCCTCCACCGAGCAGACGCAGCGTGCGGTAGCGTTCAATCAACGCACTCACACCGAACGGCATGCAGCCGCCGTCATACTGAACTTCATGGCGGTATTCGTAGTAATGCGCGGCCAGCAGCAACACCGCTTGGCGCAGATCCGCGGGCACATCGCTCCACTCAGGGCCGAAGCCCGCAAGCATACGAATGCGCGCGCTGTCGGTCTGACCAATGTTTGGCAAACACGTAGAAACCGCGGCCAATACAGGGCGCTGCATATCCGCACGCAAGTGATACACTTCAGGATCAACAACGCTCTCCGCACCCATGCGATCCACCATCACCACATCGACAATCGCGCTCACTGGGGCGATTGGTAGCGCTTGCGCCGCCGCGTCACGCCACTGGGTCACGCTCCAACTAAAGGTGCGTTCTATCAACGCTTTACCCGTGCGCGCCTCAATCGCGGCCAACGCCGAGCGTAGGAAATTCTCTAATAGGTCGTCCTGCAATCCATCATCGGAAAACCCCGATCCAAGGCGCAGGTGTTCTTTGAAAAAGGCAACCGGCAAGGCGCCCGTTGGCACTGTGGTTTCTTCGATCAACATCATGGATTAACTCCGAAATCGGCTTGATAAATTCGATAAAATGCCCGGGCGCGTGCCCCCCGCATTGCTCGGACGGAAGGAAGCAGCTGGACAACGCGAGGGTTAACTCACGTCTCGCACACGCCCGGACCACGGGCGCGAGGAGTACCCCCGCACCCGTCCCCCTCAGCCCTTAGGAAAGGCCGAACTTGAGAAGCTTGATCGCAGCGTAATCAGACACCGCACCACCCACGCGCTTGGTCGCATAGAACAAGACATGTGGCTTGGCGCTAAACGGGTCACGAAGGACGCGCAGATCAGGACGCTCAGCCACGGTGTAACCGGCACCAAAGTCACCAAACGCAATCGCAGTGGCGTCAGAACCAATGTCCGGCATGTCCTCGGCAATCAGCACTGGGTAACCCAGCAAACGCGCAGGCTCACCCGCGACAAGACCATCAGACCACAGGAAGCGACCGTCATTGTCCTTCAGCTTACGCACCGCGCCCGCCGTCTTGGAATTCATCACAAACGTACCATTTGCGCGGTACTCAGCACCGAGGCCATAAACAAGGTCGATCAGGGAGTCAGCACCGTTGAAATCACCATCTGCACCCGTGACGACATAGCCAAGGTTGCCCCAAACCCACACGTCATTGTCGACCTGTGGCGCCGTCAGGAAACCAGTTGGCTTATCAACACCGTTACCATTCACAAATGCCGCAGCTTCGGAACGCGCGAACTTGTCCGCGATACGGCCAGCCAGCCATTCATCAATGTTGAACGCGCTGTCATCCAGCAACCGCTGGGACGCTTTTGGAAGCGCAGAAAGCTCATGCAATGCGATCGTAATACGATCAATCTGCGGCGTGCCAGTCTCGGCGCTTGGATCGTTCTCAGTGGCCCAGCCCGCGCCCATTTCCGTGTGGTCAATCAGCACATCGTAAGACGTCGCCTCAACGTTCACCACATTGGCAATCGCACGGATAGACGCCGTCGCAGCCAGCGTGGATTGAACTGTCGCAGATGTCTGCGGATCCACCAAGTAGCCACCATCAGCGGCGACAGCCGTGGACATGGATTTGCCTTCCATCGGCAGCTCACGCAGGCCATCATCCTCACCGGAACGCAGATAGGCCTCAAACGCCTTTTGGTGTGGTGCCTCAACAGATGCAGCAGTGGCCAGCGCAGGGCGTGCGCCAGAAATCATGGATTTACGGTCAAGTTTGGTCATACGGTCGTCCTGCTCTTTCAGCTTAGTTTGAATATCAGTCGTGAAGTCTTTGAAATCGCTCACAAAGCCCGCCATCGCGGACTTCAACTCATGGGCCGGAGAGGGCGCACCTTCCCCGTCCCGAGCCTTGCACTCAGGTTTGGTCATATCTCGATCCTCTTGATCTATGGGTGGAAACGCCGCGCCTTATTGGTGGCCCAGCACAGCGCGGGCATCCTCAAACGCCCCCGCAAGTTCACGCATCGTGTCGGCCACAGGGTCGTCCCCCTTCGCCCCCACACGCGCATCCGGAAGCATCGGGAATGTCACCAGTGACACCTCCCAAAGCTCCAGCTCTGACAACAGGCGTCCGCCCGATGTATTCTTTGTGGCACGCACGGTGCGATAGCCGATCGACAGCCCGTCAATCGCGCCCGCTTCAATCAAGGCAGCAGCCTCACGGCCCTTTTCGACATCGCGCAAAATGCGGCCCTTCACGTATAGGCCAGCCGCGTCTTCACGCACCTCGTCCCATACGCCAATCGGTTGCGCCGGGTCATGCTGCCACAGCATTTTCACGCGGCCACCTTTACCGGCAAGCGATGCCAAAGACGCAGCATATGCCCCCGTCTCAACGACATCGCCCCCTTGGTCAGCTTTGCCAAACAACGAAGCATAACCGCTGATCTCTATTCCGTTCTCGACGGCAACACTGCCCCCAAGGGCGATAAATTTATGTTCCAAAGTCATCTCAATTCCTTTCAGGGCGACACGGTCAGGATGGATTGAAACGCTTGGGCCAAAATCACGCCCACCACGCCATAAACCGTCAACCACAACCGCCGTTCCAGCCGTTCCATCATCACTTCGATCTTGCCCAGCTGCGTGTTGAGTTGGGCAAACTGCAGCGCTGACATTCGCTCTTGCGCATCAATGCGCAGGCTTGGTCCGCACTCAAACGTCTCTCGCACATCAGCCATCGCCAACCTCAAGGCTCGGCAAGCCAAGCAAGTTGCGCTTTTCCGCATCCGTCAGGAACGCAGCCCCGGCAACACGTGTCCACTGTGCATCCCGCTCGACAGATAGCGCGGCGACTTGGTCAAGGTCAGGTTTCAGATCAAACCGCTCGCCTGTGAAATCACCTAACCAATCCGCAATTGCGCCAGCCACGCGCGTCACTAACGGCAACACCGTCAAGCGATAGAATGCACGGTTGGCCTCTTGGTAATTCGCGTAGGTCGCATCACCCGTAATCCCCAACAGCATCGGCGGCACACCAAAGGCAATCGCGATTTCCCGCGCAGCTGCTTCTTTGGTCTTCTGGAACTCCATGTCAGACGGGCTGAACCCCATTGGCTTCCAATCAAGCCCGCCTTCCAACAACATTGGGCGACCCGCATTCTTGGCGCCCTGATGCTGTGTCTCCATCTCCATCAGCAAACGGTCATATTGATCCGTGCTCAACTGGCTTTGGCCATCCGCGCCCTTGTAAATAATCGCACCACTTGGCCGCGCTGCATTGTCCAGCAATGCCTTAGACCACCGCGAAGCCGCATTGTGCACATCCAACGCCGTCGCCGCCGCGTGCATTGGGGACAGCCCGTAGTGGTCGTCTTGTGGGTGAAATGATTTCACATGGCAGATCGGGGACGCGCCCTCACCCACCGCAAAGCGGTGCTTTCGCCCACCAACCGTATAATCATACGCCACAGGCCAGCCATCCGCGCCAGGAACCAACGTCATCCGATCTGATCGCAGCACATGCAACTCGAGCGGCATATCTTCACCACCCACGGCCTCGACATAGCCATTGCCCGTCAACAACAGCTGCCCGAACAGAGCCTCAAACAATTCTGCACGCCCCTGCGCCCCATTCGGACGCTCAATCAACTCCAGCACAGGGTGCGTGTCATAACGGCGCTCTGCGTCTTGCAAGACCAGTGGCAATGCCGCCGCAGCCTCTGCAATAATTTTCACCGCGCGAAACCCGACTGGGTTGGACGTAAAGCCAGACCGCGTCAGCGTCGCACTGTCACGCGCACCCCATACGGAACGCCCAACAGATCCCCACGCCGCGACCTTACCCGTGGCAGACGCCTTAACCTCAGGCACATCAACCTGTCCTACTTCTTGCCGCTTCAGAAAATCAAACATTCAAATTCCCTCTGGTGCCGCCCGTTCAAGGCGTTTGATCCAACACGATACAATTTCAGCTAAATGTCTTACGAAGGTAGAAACCCACCGTTCGATGGCCACGCAACAGGTTGCGAAAGCCCTTATTTATATCGCTACAGTGTGCGAACTTGTGGTGCACGCCAGCGCTTTGCAGGCTCCAGAAACAAATCCGTCAACGCCCAAACCAGCGCGTCCACGCGGTCCGGTGATCCCGTCCCCGCATAGCCTTCGGCCGTCATTTGGCACATCTCATCTTCAATCTTGCCCAAGCCACCAATGTGGCGCACGCGCCCCTGCTCATATAGCGCTGCCACAGGCTCTGCGCGCATCGCCTTGCCGCGCGTTGCATGTACCCCACGATACGGCACCGCCGGATCAATAGATCGCACAATGGTCTCAACCATCGCGCCCCCTTGGTTTACTTCCGCCACCAACCGATCCGCGCTATGCCGGTCCATCGCCGCAATCGCCGCTGCCGCCCATTCATTTGGCGACACCCCCTGCACTGACGCGTCTTCCAATACGTATATCTTCCAATCAGACACCGGCCCTTGGCTTACAATACCGGCCACAACGATCCCGC